GTTAGCGTGGTGGGGTGTCGGTCTCTCGACCCGGGGGGGTAGTCGGCGGTAACCGCCCCGTCAGGGGTCAGGTCACCCGCTTTCCCTTCTCCGTTTCCGCTCATCTCCGCTTCATTCTTCCGCTTCGCCTTTCATCACGCACATGCCCCACCGCTCTGCTTGCTTCATCGTCTTCCTTTCATCACGCGCATGCAAGCATGGATGCTGATAGTGTTTTGATTCCCGCATCCACCACGGATGTGGATCGGGGTCATTGCTGATAGTCCCTGAACCAGTCCGTGATATACTTCTCCCACTTCGGATAACGACCATCATCGCCCTGGCGTAGGCGGGTCATGCATTCGTCAGGGGTAGCTTCTATGAGCAGGGTGGATGCTCCAAGTCTGGCGGCTAATCGTTCGCGCTCTATTTTTCGCGGAAGGCCCGCGATGATCCACGCAGTTCCCCAGTTCCCCGCCCGGATGCGGATCTGGTCATACAGGTAGTCGCGCACACCGAACGATGTCGAATTGATCTCATCCGGTGTCTGATACACAGGTTCAAAACTGAGTGCTGCGCGAATCCTATCAAGATCGATCACGAGATCACCATAGCTTTTATTCTGCATAACATAGGTGGTCTTCCCTGACAACGGTGCGCCATACACGATGAACACCTGTTTCCGCTTCACGAATCCCTTTTCAGGGTGGTAGTGCGAATGGCATTTATAGCATACGATTTCAATATTATCGGGGTCAACAGCGACTTCAGGGATGCTCAGTGTTTCATCTGTCAGGTGTTCTTTATGGTGGGCTATAAGCTGAGACGTATCATCAGAGAAGTCTTTACCGCATCGATCGCATACGCCATGTCGCTGAATGATCAGGACGTTCCGCAGATCCCGCCACCGCTTTGATGCATAGAATCTTTGTAGTTCAGGTGAATGTGCCATATCTCAATTACTCATCCTCATCGCGTATGGAATCTAATCCCAAAATCTTAGACATCAATTCAAGAGCGCGGATCTTATCCGCAGGACGTATCTTGTCAGGATCTACTTCAGCGTTCGCGATGTCTTTTAGTTTCGAAAGAATGAAGTCGCGAGTGATAGCATTCGCTTCGCTTGCTTCCGCTTGCAGTTCCGCATACCTAACCTTAACCTCACTACGTTTTAACAACTCTGAAGCCCGCGTATCAATGACGTTCGGCTTCCAGTGAGATCTGCCGGGATACGCATAAAGGAATGCTTCCCGCTGTGACATCCCTTGCATCAGCCCTTGCAGATACTTTTCCTCTTGCGGTTTGATCTGTTTCATGGCTCATCCAGTATCTGTACATCCCCGTCATTCACAGCCACATACAATGTACGGGTCATCGGCACTACTTCAAGATAGGTGAGGTCGTTGCTTTTTCGATAGACAGAATTCCCCGTATAGTAAAATTTCGTTCCCTGCGGATAGACGGTGTAATCCGTAAAGGCAGAACTGTAGAACGCTTTCACGCCAAGGCTGTTCTTTACTTCAAGTACCTCATTCGCATGAAAGCTGTCCGCGCCTTTCAGCGGTTCTTTCTGCGAAGGTTTGACAGGATCTGCGACCGGCTCAATGCTCGTATGCAAAGGAAGTGTCATCGGGTCAAAATGGCTCTTGTAGTCGTTCCAGGCATGCCGCGCTTCAAAGTGCAGATGCGGGCCAGTGCTGTTTCCGGTCGATCCGGAATATCCGATGATCTGCGACTTCCGCACTTTGTTTCCGGTGAACACCATGACCTTGTTCAAGTGTGCGTATAATGTGGCGTTACCGTCTCCATGCTGAATGATCACGCAGTTGCCATAGCCGGTGTTATCCCATCCACTGAAAACAACGGTACCGGCTTCCGAAGCCAGAACCGGTGTGCCCGCGGGAAGCCCATAGTCGATCCCCGTGTGAAATGCAGATGTGTCTGTATCACCGTATCCCTGCGTGATAGGATACGATCCCTCGAATGGCTGCCGATAGTTCATGTTACCTCTTGTTCAGAACAGAAACAGCTAAACTGCGCAGGTTATCATTGTACCTGTCGTTTAGCTGTTTGTACTTTTTTTCCAGTTCTCCAAGATCCCCGTTTATAACACCGGCATCATGTAATTTCTTTGCCATCAGGTGCGTCATCTCCGCGGTATTGTCAACACGGGACATCAATAAAAACATATTGTCATCCCGCGCCTTTTCCTGTCTGTCGATCTTTTCGAATTCCTGGTTCACCTTCTTGGTGATTATGACCGTGAATATGATCCCAAGCACACCTGATGCGCCGACTGCGGTCAAAAGCGTTTGTGTCAGGCTATCCATTGTTCACCTCATCAGGCGCGGGATTGCATTCCGGTGCCGGTATGAATTCCCGCTGTTCTTTTGACAGGAAGAAGTTATCGCGATGAAGGCTGTAAACAGTCGCTTCAATGGCATCCTCAATGACTTTCACATCCACCGGACATCCTTTGGCTTTCAGAAATGCGGATGCCGACTCAATCGCGGCTTCCTTCTTCTTCTGCCCCTCTTCCGTCTGCATTGTCTGCTCCACCGCGATCACCGCCTGATTCACAGCCACTTGCAAGATCTTAGCGAAGTCAGGCTGATCCTTCTTGATCTGCTCATATAACTGAATGGCCCATTTCAGGATCAATGCGATCAGCACCGGGATCAATACCCGCAGTACCTGTGTAACCGATTCGCCAATTACCATATTCCAATCTATCATAAGTCTGCTCCTTTGCATATAAAAAAAGACAAGCGCACTTCTTGAAAAAGTACGCCTGTCTTCCAAGGTCGATCGTGTCAGGATATTCAGGTCTTTATCCAGGGAATCCTGACCACCCCATTTTATGCTTATATTATACCCCATTCTCGTCATAGGAATGCTTCACCTCAACGTCAAACCGGACATGTGTCGGCTTGCCCCGCCTGATCTCTATAACGATATTGCCGTTATCCTGCCCCATGTCAAGCATCATCTGAATGGCTTTTTTCACCAAGAAGATCGTTTCTGCGATGCTCATGGCTTCACTTCCACATCAAGTATATTCCAACCAAAAGCAACCCAAACACGATGAGACCACTGCCAATGAGACCACTGCCAATGATGATGTCAAGGTCATTCATCCTTCTTCATGCCTTTCTTTACACCGGCGATGATACATGAGATCAGCCAAAGCGTCACCCAGATTGCAACCACCGCAGCCAGAAACCAGAACAGCGTCCCTGCGATATTTCGGAAGATCTCCATCATACGTCACTCCTTGTCAATTTCCTGAATGAATACTGCGGATATTCCGACTGAACGTATTCCCATTTCAGGCGGAATTCCGCAGTTTCTACGCCTTTGGTATCCTCAATCACCCACAGGTGACTGCGGACATCCAGATATTTGAAATCGCCCACATAGAACCGTGACCTGTGCTTTTCACCTGTCTCAGGGTCTATCCATCCTTCCATGATCTGGAGTTCCGGTTGAAGCTTCAGTTCTGCGATCTCGCCCGCCTTTTCCAGAAGCAGAAGCTGTTGATAGCGATCCGCTTCAAGTCTGGAACTGAAGGTGATCCCGTTCACAGTCGTTTTCCTTGAGTGATACTTCGTCATACGGCATTTCCGTCCTTGTCGAAAAAATATTCTTCATCGTCAGCGTGATACCAGAAGCGTTTATCGTCATCATATGCCATCCTGAAGCAGAGCCACTTGTTCCCCACCCGTTCCTGGATGCTGAAGTACTCATCGCCGATGCGGATGATCGGGCATTCACCAGACCATCCTTTCACGTTCTCAAACTTCGGCGGGATCATCATATATCGCCTTCTGCCCTGTGAATTGACCGCTCCTCTTCAAAGCCTTCCGGATACCGCGCTTTCAGCTTGTCGATGTTCATCTGAAAGACATCGTCCAGATCCCATCCGTTGGCGGTGCAGTATTCCGCGATGAACCAGATGGTGTCACCCACCTCTTTTTTTCGATGCTCATCAGACGTTTCGCCATGCCCCTGATAGAACTTTTGATAGATCCCATGCAGTTCTCCGATTTCCGAAACCATGCCATGAAGGGCATGGAATTCCTGATCCGCCTTGCACATTTTCGGGCTGATCGTCCTTGCTGCCAGTTTCTGATATTCATTTCCTGTCATTTGGTCACCCACTCTCCCAATTTCACTTCGTCATAATACGATTCTGTCACCATCCACCAGTCTTTCCGATCGCTATTCTGCACTTCGATTATCCAGCGATCTGACGATGCATTGCACTTTCCATTTTACTTTATTGTCTTTCGACAGAGAAACGATATAATATTTTTTTCCGACACCGTTATCCAACTCCACCTTCCCGTCTTCCGCTCTGGCTCTGCGGATGGAAGAGTACGGATATACTCCGCAAATCTTGCGGCATCGACATAATCATCAGCCATGCGCTTTTCCAAATCTTCAAGAACAGCCACTCTTTCAATCAAGTCACTCATTTCCACTCCAATCTAACTTTGCACCGCACCGTGAACAGTACATTACAGGGCTACCCCATGCCGTGCTGTGAAAATACTGACCGCACTCGGAGCATTTGAACACATTTGGCTTTTCCACAGTTTCAACCTTCGCCGTTCGCTCACCCATCGCCCTGTTCCACACTTCGATGGATTCAGCTTCTGAAAATAAGTCATCCGTTTCCGTACCGCATTCCACGCACCTGACATAATATGCCATCTTACAATAATCTCGGCTCAGATAGCTGATAACCTTTGCTTCTCCACCGCATCCGCAGCGGACGGGTTTCGTCTCTTCGCTCATATTTGATCCTTCCCCGAAAGACTGCCGGGGCTTCAGTCTTTTGTCGGAAAACGCAGATTTCGATGTTATTTTGATGTTTTGTTTTGGGTTATAAGTCATGCCCCGGTCTTTTTACACAAATGTCATCACAGGCCAGCGGTAACCTTGGTGACAGCCGTAAAGGAAGAAGCACCTCACTTTCTTGGCTATAGTATTCCGCTGTGAACGCGGGCTACATGCCCACGGCGTTTTAGTATCCTCTCAGTCTCCGCAGTCTCCAGACCCTGATCATGTTGTCAAACTCAGCGTCAGTCATTCCCGCAAGGAAGATCCCAAGCTTGACCAGTGCTTCATGCGCTTTCTTCTCACCGATTCCGGATGTTTTCCCGGAAGGAGTCTGCGCCTTCATCAGGGTCTTCTCACATTCGATCACAGCCCGCTGATCGTCAACACCCGTCACCATCATGGCGGATCTGTATACCTCGTCACATACGGTCAGACCGCCGATTTCCTCTTCAAGGATCGCAGCTGTTCCGACCACATCACATACCGTTCGTTTCATTTTTTCCTTTCAAAAAAGCGGGAAGCCGGAACACCCTTCCCGCTAAAGCGTGTTGGCAAAATATCATAATTGGTTCGTGTACGGGCCAGGGGATTGGCCCACCTTTCATAATATCGTTCCGGTGAAACATAGGGTACATCCCTACGGTGTTCTCACCCGGCATCCTGGGTGGACGATGCCGGCACATTTAAGTAAAGGGTATATTCGGATGTAATTGTTTCTTCACTATTCCAAAACCAATGGTCAAAATATCCATCTGGGATACTCCTTTGTTTTGTTATAGTCTCACCCAGTCTGTCACATCGGCTTGGAGTACCGATGGTTCATTCTCTTCCCGTTCCCAGTCTTCGAGACCGTCAAAAGTCCAGTGATTGCACAGGTGTTCCGGTGATACCGGAACCGCCAGTTCTTCCTGAACCGCATTTGCGTAACATTGACTGTCTGCATGACAGTACCAAGCGCAGTTATTGCATTTATTCAAGCTTCCCATCAATCCCTAACCTTTCCATGATCCTGTG